GACAAACTCGGAAAGTTTTTACAAGAGTATAAGTGGGAGATTGCATTCTTCGCTTTCGGTCCAGCAGTATTGAACATGTTCTCTAATGGCATAATAGGTGCCTTAACAAATCCAGCCGTTCTTTCTCAACTTGCGTCGCTCGGCCCGATGATTGCTAACCCAGTTACTCTCGCAGTCGGCGCCGCCGTCGCTGCTGTAGGCGCCGCCATCTATCAAGCGAAGCAGCTCCTGGATGAAGTAGAGCAGATGGAAAAAGATCGCAAAGAATTTAACACAGCCGCCGCTGCAGCAGCAGAAGATGCCAATAAGAATTTTTTAAAACAAAATGATTCCATAAAAGAGCAAATAAAATTGCTTGAGGAAAAAGCCCGCCTCGGCGACGCAGCCGCCGCTGCAGAAGCAAAAAGGTTAGAAAAAGAACGAAAAGCGTCCGAAGAACAAAAAGCATCCGGCTCCGCCCGCACGATGGGTCAAATTTTCGAAAAAGGTATCGACGAGATAAAATATGATTTTGCCGATGTCGATGAAAAAGTACTCAGCCAACAGGCTGATGCCGTTATAGAACAGTTGAATAAGAACCTTACATCAGGAGTTAAAGGAGCAGGCGAAGCTTCAATAAAAGAACTAGATTTTCAGTTGTCTCAATTGCAGAAAGTTAGCGGTGCCGATTGGAAATTGGATGGGACAGCTATGGATGAAGATGTCAATAAACTTATTGACATGATGAAATCTGGTCAAGCAGATTTAGAGGCTATCTCAAAGGCTTCGGTCGATGCCCTCGAAAAAAGTGATTCTTGGGCTCAACGAGGTTCAGGGCCCAACGATGGTAATCCTTTGTTGACGAAATACGTCAAGGGAATAGACATGACGTCTGAACAAGGGTATTACGTTAAGGTTCTTGCGGCCAAAATGATTGCTGAAAAGAAATTAGTAGATCAAAAAGCTGAAGAAGCCGCGCTCGCGGCTTCGGGAAAACCAGATCCTGCTGCCGAGGCTCGCCGCGCGGAAGCCGCCGCAGAATTGGCTAAAAAACAGCAGGAACAAATTGCTGCAGAAAGAGCGTCAGCTTTAGAAAGCTTGGGATTAGGACAAAATCTTAACGTAACCAACGCCAAAGAAGCTGTAAAAAAGATCGAAGATCTTGTAAAAGATTTAGATCAGGGTTTGCTAGATAGAGTTACAGCTGCTATAAAGAAAGTTAGAGAAAAATTTGATCAAGCGGATTTTAGAATATTCTCTGATGCTGCTAAGAGTGAGGAAGTAACTAAAGCTGCCGTAGATCTTAAAATGATTAATACTGTTTTTGTGAGTTTAGCCGACGTGGCAGACAACATGGCGAATATCCCGAAAGCTGCATCAAAGTTGGCCCAAATGCCAAATGAAGTAAAAGCATATACTGGTAGCGTTGAAAGAATAAAATCACTCTTATTCGGCGGTGAAAATCCAGGCATAGTACAATCAATAACCAGCATGGGTACTATTGCTGCAATGTATAAAACTTCGTTAGATTCTACTGTAATTACTATAAGCAATATTTCGAAAAATATTGAGGCTATCGTAACAGGTATAGAGACAATCATGAATGCTTTGCCTAAGTTGCAACGTGGCGGAGGTTTACCAAAAGCATTTGCTGTCATCGACTCTGTTGCGGCCGCATCGCTTGAACTGAAGGGCGGTTACGATTCTGAAGCTACAATAAAATCATTGGTTACCTCAGCGATGACAGCTGCGACGACGAGCATGACTCAAGTCGCTCCTGGAATGAAGGCTTTGGTTGATGCGTCTACCACTTTGTCGAAAACACTCACGGATAATGTCGTGAGATCCGTGGATGCTACCGCTAACAGAATCGATCAATTGTTCATTTCACTGGAAAAAATAACGAATGCGATAGCTAGACCCATCGGTGCCAAGTCACCTCAAGAACTAGGTTCTAAGGTGAAAGCGATGGTCGACGCCATCAATCAGCTCAACGCCGCGATGACTGACATCAAGATTGGCGAAAATGGCGAAGTCAACGTCAAGATGAACAATCTTGCGAAGGGCATAAACAAGGCAGACCAGAAGTACACGATAGAGAAGAAGAACGCGGTCATCAACCTCACCGTCAGCGTATCCATGTCAGTGACTGACGTTGAGAGCATGCTCATCAAGAATCCTAACTCATTGATCAGAGCCCGTATCAATGACGCTCTCAGCTCAGACAAGAAAGAGATAAACGCCGGTGGCACAGGCACCGTCGACGTGGGCACATGATGATGACAAGATCGAGGTAAGATATTTATGTCCAAGATACCAACGAAAGAAGAATACTTTAAGACTCTGAGGAATCACAAGGCTTACGCAGCAATCCTGAAGAAAGCTCCTGACGCCGCCACTCGCAAGCAGATCATATCGACGGTCGAGCACATCGCGGGTTCTCTCTTTGATGGTGTGATACCCGTGATGATGACAGCTTCCACGAATCCTGAAGGAGCTGAGAAGATTTCTGAGGCTTTGAAGACGGGCGACAACATAATTAAAGAAAGCGACGGAGCTCCCATCGCACCGAAGTCGAAAGAGTAGAGGTAGGTTATGTCTGGAATCAAGACAGGGAACAAGGGTTTCGTCAATCCGGTCGACGGTAAGGTCTACACCGTGGATTCTGTCGCGCCCGGAGCCGACGGCACGAACGACGCCCCTCCACCGCCAGATCCAGGTAACATGACCGTGGACAACACGATCAAAGACATCGGCAAGATCACCAGGGTCACTTTGGGAACTTACCTGAGTGAGTTGACGAAAGGAAAGGTTGGCCCCGCCAAGAAGTCCAATGCTTACACGATCGATGCGTCCAACACTGCGACCCCACAATCCTCAATCACGACCCCTGCAGGATATCCTGTCCCTCTAGCACCTTCCAATAATACTTCACAATTTAAACAGATATTGCCAAGCGCGATTTCTGACAATTATTCTGTCGTTGCCTCAGACATCAAGAAAGGCAGCACGGACGGCACAGGTACAGATGGTAACAAGCTGTTACGAGGTGCCACTGCGAACGATTCATCGACGCAGCTGGTTTCAGGCGGTCCTGTTGACAAGTATACCACCGAGGTTTTAGATGCGAACAGGTGGGATCCTGCGTCGGAGTTCACGGGGGGCGTCGATCCTGATGCCGTTCCTAATAGCTTTGACGTTCCCCTGCAGTCCGTCGCGACCGCCGTGTTGCCTTCTTCTGAGGCGACCGATCCCGCCAATGCGCAATACCAACTCAACTTGGAAGAAGCCGCATCCGCAGGACCAAAAAAGACAGCGAACAACGATTTTCCCGTCGTACCGAATCCCAATAATTCGTTGCAGCTCATCGCCATCACGACGAATGAGGTTCCATCTCCCTTAACTCCGCAACAAGGAGCTCCGGTATTTGCTCCTAACATCGGTAATTCTTACACGAGCGATTACACTACATTGAACGTGAATTCGCAGGACGGATTACAAAAGGGATCGACTTCCGCCGATGGTCCTAACGGTAATGAATTTCTTTCTAAAACAACGTTGCAATCTGGCCAAATAACTTCCCCTACACCTTTGGTCAACTACACAGCGGCTGCCGTTATTCCCAACGTTAGAAACGTGGGAGGTCCCGGATTTTCTCAAGGCGAAGACATCTCTAATCCGTCTTCAAAGTTTAATCCATCTTTGCAATCCGTTGCAACCATGGTGTCGCCTGCTGAAGAAGCGATAGCAACACCCTCGAACGCGAAGTATGAGTTAGATCTAAAGTTAGCTTCTAAAAAGCCTGCCCAGATCACTACCAACAACGCTTACCCTGTTTCTGAACCCAACTTAGGACAAGATTTAGAAAATCTAGCTAAGCTCACGACAGAAGATCTACCTTCGCCCTTGACTCCTGCAGGAAATGCAAATTCTGACGTTCATGCTCCCAGCTTGCAGCCCAGCGTATCCGACACGTTCATCGAACACGGAAAGGGAATCAACAAGGGCAAGAGCAACGAAATTGGGTCTGATGGAAACAGCCTTTTAGGTAGCGACATAAAGCAAAACGCCCAAGGTGTAGTAGAACTTCCAGACAGCCTTGAAACGTACACCTCACACGTAACGGAGCAAAATGATCAATCTCCTTCCAATCCACTCGTGCCGTCCGAGATCGATCCGACAGCTCCGCCTGCAGGTTATCATCCTTATCTAGCTGATGTTTCTACGTTGGGTTCTCACACAGGAGCCCCACATGATCAGCTGACGTTGAATGAGTTACGCGTGATCGGCCCTGCGAAGACGCAGGATGCAAAAAACGATTATCCTGTCGACAAGAACCTCACTGACTTGATCTCTGTCACAGAGATCGATGGGTATCCGGCTCAATTGGCCGACACAGGAAATTCTGAAAAGTTTGCTGAGAGAAGTGAGATAGCTCCTGTTCCCAATGACACAATAAATTTTAATAAGGGTAAAGGCAACGGAGAGTGGAACGGCAACAACATCCTAAAAGATGTCCAAGGAACGTTACGCGTCGTCCCCGAGGGCTCAGGTGAGGATGTCCTGCCCGGGGGCACTCCGATCAATGATGGAAAGATCACGATAGATCCAAAAAATCCCATCAACGAATACAAGGTATATGATCATAAACGCTCATCAGGTAAGGTTTCTCCCTTCGCGCTAGGGAATTCAAGGTTCATTTCCAAAGCACAGTTTGTTTATGATTCTCAACCTATTCCTGAATTCAATCCCATCGTTTATCGACATGGTGACAACAAGCGTGGCGTTTCCACCTTAAAAATGGCAAAAATCGGTGTGGGTTTGTCACAACGAGCTTCCACAGAAATCCCTGGATGGCCTGGGGGTCCTGACAAAGGTAACCAGTTTGACCCGACGAACAGCGCCGCGGAAGCCGGCGCACTGTTACCGTCTGTTTCCCAGCTAGGGATTCTTAAGGTAAACAATAACCTGTTGTCAGCAAAGGACGTTTTGGACTCCATCATTGATGCTTCTGATTACGATCCCGATGCTCTCGTTGAGATTGCACCTTTCGGCGGACAGTCATGGGGGAATTTGAACAACATATCCGAGCCCTTCAGCGATGGGTCCAACAGCTTAGGCTTATTTTTAACAATGCTCGCTCTTGTCATAGCGATAGTCGTGCTGTTTAGCATAATAGCTCTGATCGTTCCGAACGGAGACAGATCCGCAACTTCTGGGAAAAACGGCGAAAGAACTCTAGGCAAATATCTCTATTCAGACCCAGAAAAATCGTGGCCTTCTTTCTTACCAAATCCAGCTGAGATATTTGGCATAAAACAGACGATAAATCCCTTCGATTCTTCGTTGCTTGCTGGCACGTACTCTTTCTTTTTAGGCGCAGAGAACGCGGATGCATCTATAATAGATCTAATCGTGGGATTGGCAACTAGCGGGTTGGATCAGCTGTTAAAAGATAATAACTCTGTCGGCGCCAACGTCGTCGTCTGCAGGACGATAATTCGTTCAGGGTTGGTGATGGCCGAGCAGATATCCAACGTGATTAAAAAAGCGCAGCTCTCTGCCGTCGCTGGCGTCAAGGCGGCGGTGAATTTGCTTAGAGCCTTCCGCTCCTCGAAGCTGATATCTGCAATCAACGTGTTCTCCGCCCTCGGCGATCAATTATTAAATTCTCGACTTCAAACTGCGAAGGTGGTGGGTCCAGATGGTAAAGAGATGACGGTCGATTTATCAAATGCCACCCCTGCCGACCAATTGATGCATTCTACCGTTAGAAAACATAGGTTAACGACTTATGAAGTAGTTTCAGGAATTGGGTTGTTAAATCCTGAAACTGCCAAAAAAACAGCTGCAAAAGTTTACGATCCCACGTTGGCGTGGAGCTCACAGCGAGCGCCGTCGATGTATCTGCTTCCTCCTGCCATCACGAACTTGCAACTCACTGACGCCGCCAACGTCTTAGGTTCATTCAAAGGTGTCTCTGCGTTAGATTCTCAAAAGGCCGTTATAGCCGCTCAGCGAGTCAACAATAGAATCAGCGACGCTGATAGGAAACTCTTCGAGACCCGTCTCGACGCAGAGTATGTTCCTTTCTACTTTCACGACGTCAGGACCAACGAGATCATATCGTTTCACGCGTTCTTGGCTTCTATAGGAGATAGCTTCAACATTGCTTACGATTCCGTTGAGGCCTTCGGCCGCGTCGAACCCATCAAAATCTATAAGTCGACGACCCGCAAGATTGACATGAGCTTTTATCTCGTCTCTACCTCAGTGACTGACTTCGATCACATGTGGCACAAGATCAACAAGTTGACTACAATGATCTATCCGCAGTACACAAAAGGAAGATTGTTGACAACGGACGGGGCTAATTTAAGGGCGCCATTCAGCCAGCTCGTCGGCGCATCTCCTCTGATAAGAATCAGGCTCGGTGATCTTTTCAAGTCTAACTATTCTAGATTTGCTTTAGCTCGTCTCTTCGGAGCCGCTGACGGAGACATGCAAACCACTACAGCAGATGGAAAATCAACAAAAATTGATTTTTCGTCTTTGGATGCGAAAGCACTTAGCGAAACGTTGTCAAAACTTGAGGAACGAAAAAGAACTCCGAAAGTAGGAGACACGGGCTTTTTAAAAAGTAATCCAGCAATGATGATAAAAGTAACAAGCATTAATGCAGCTTCTTTCAATTACGAAATCAATAACACATCTGGGGAAAAATTAGCTTTTAACACTGAATTCATACCAGATGTAGAAACGATTCAGAAGATGACAGCGGAAGTATTCAAGGAAGGTAATCCTGCTTATTCAGCATTAACTGAGTTTATGAGTCCTGCTGGCAATGCTATAGTGAAATCTTTTGAATCCGCAGGTGGTAAAGGTCTTGCGGGTTTCATAGACAACATGTCCTTTGATTGGTATGATAAGGTGACGTGGGAGATAGATCCTGGTCGAACAGCGCCTAAGATGTGCAAGATCACCGTGTCATTCTCTCCGGTGCACGACATAACGCCTGGCATCGATCACCTCGGGTACAACCGCGCCCCGATCTACGGAGTCGGAGCGGCCATGAATTCTACGCCCGCGACGTTTTCAGCTCAAGGCAGATGAATTGAAAGGCAGATAAGAAATGGCTGTTTCTAGATATCAAAATGCTCCTCTTCTCTCGCTCGGATCGCAATACGGGACTTCTAACGCCGTTTCTGCCATCCGCCGCGGAGTCATTAACGGGTCCATTCCAATCACGACGACGGTCGTCTTACAAGGCAACCAACGGTTGGATCATCTCGCAGCAATTTATTATAAAGATTCCAGGTATTGGTGGATTCTCGCCGCAGCGAGCGAGGTGGGTTGGGGTTTACAATTGCCACCAGGAACTGTAATTTCGGTTCCTGACCTACAAGAAGTTCTTAGCGTGTTAGGATAAATCTGAATGGCTAATAACCAAAGATCAATCATCGATTTTTATCGAGACTTTGAGACGACCGGAATCCAAGGCGCCCGCATCATTTCTCGAAGTTTTAACGGAAAGCTAGAAAATAAGGACATAACTTTTGAGACAATTTTCAAACTGTTGTACCCCGACACAGCCGCCTTAAGTTCAGCAGAAGACATGTGGCGCACGCTGAGCGAATTAGGCACCTCTCCGCCCTCATCAGGTGCTGGTTCTGAAAACCAGGACAATACGAAGGGGGTGAAAGAAATCACTAAATTATTGAGGATATATCACACGGCTTTCAGCGTTGATAATAACGATTTAAGCACAAAAATAAAAAAGTTTTATGATGATGGAGGCCGCCCGTCTGCATACAAAGCGTATAGTGATAATAAATACGAAACTGTAAATAACCCTTTATACTCGATCGGAAATGCAGGAGGGAAAAAACCAGAATCTCCCTCTAGTGGTCCTTCTCTGACGTATATCTTGTTAGATACTCCCAACATTGATATAAAGTTAAGAAACGCGGATAAAGCCTCGGTTTTTTTAAATTACGTGCCTTCCATAATAGCATCTCAGCTTCAACCCTACCTAGACGTAGAATTCGGTATGTCTAGAAACACTGAGAGTAATGCGCAAAATGTCAACAAGCTTTCCACCATGAGCCAGATAAAATTTCTCATGGGACCTGAGAGCATCGTGCCTGGCTCTGTAAATGAAAAAATTCACAACGCTTCAAAAAAACCTTGGACATCACCAAAACCTGCAAATGACGCCGCCGCCCACGCAGAACTGATAAAGCAACAGCTTCGAGGACAGTTCACCGCATGGAAGCTCGCAAAAGAACAGTATGAAAAGACGCAGACGACGTCAGTCAAAAATTCCGACGGAAAATACGTTAAAGCCCCTGCTCAATATCCTGTACCCCCGCCGCCTGATCCTGATTCCAAAGACAAAAAAATCCAGGAGCTCGTCAAACAATATGTCGATAGCGTTTCTGCGAGCCCACCTTCTACCATCACAGGCAAAGAGGTGTTGACGGCAGGAATAGAGCTGTTTACCATGCCGCAAACTTTGTTGAACATGGACCCGCTATCCAACAACGGGAGATTTCAACCCGTCATCAATCCAACGATGCCTTTCGGAGCGATAACTAATCTCACGATAGACATACGACCGTCAGTCGGCGTGATCTCTTTTAAAACGGCGACGTTGACGTTGAAGATATTTGATAGGTCTAGGTTAGTTGAGATCGCAGACTTTTTAAATCCTAAGCTCTATCAGGCAGTCACGGTGTGGCTGACTTACGGATGGAGGGCCCCCGTATTTCCCCCGCAATCACGTCCTGGGTTGGCTAACGACATTAAAATATATGCAGATTTTATCAATGAGAACATGTTAAAAAGAGAGGCCTATGGCGTGAGAAACGTGAGTGTGTCCACGGAACCCAATGGCGTCACGACGGTCACATTGTCTCTCTTCACTCGAGGTGGTGCGGAACTTCTCGAAGTGAAGGATTCTCGTTCAGGCGACTTCGATAAGATAAGAGAAAAAATAGGCGCTGAACTGGAAGAGATCAAGGCTTTAGCAAAGAAGTTTGGATTGCAATCCTTCGCCGACGCCGGAAAAGAATTGCGAGGATCGCAGGTCATATCAGCTGCGTTGGCAGGCGATATCATAGCTGTCGACACGAAAGAATTAAGCACGATCGCATCTTCTCTAAAGAAGATATTGGAAGAAAAGGGATTCGGGGCAGAGGCCGGTAGATTAGAATCTTTATTGAAGCAAGTTTATGGTAAGTCCAGCGCAGACGGTAAAAGTCTGTTAGATGACAAGCTAGAAGGCGCCGCTCGCGGCCTCGCTCGCAGTAGATTTTATTCTTTGCTAGACAACGTAAGCATACGGAGCGACGTGTGGACAGTTCCGAACGAGATATCAGATTCGAATAGTTCCTCGACCGCCAACAAGTTTGAAAATGAATCTGATGACATGCCGAAGCCAACCGCCTTGCAAAAAATCCATGCAGCTGCCGTCGCTCGCGCCGGACAGGACGCAAGTAAAGGCTCAAAGGATCAAAGCGGTAATCAAGTTTTTGGAGGGTTCGGCAGCTTGTCATTTGCACGATTGTTTGCAAGTTATTTTTTTGACATAGCTAGAGGATTAACTGATAGTAGCGTTATAGATGATGTTCAGGTGATTTTTTACAACTTGAATTCCCTAGCGGGTCCCGTCGCCAATCTCAACATAGCAGAATTTCCAATAGAGATGGCGCCTCTTGAAGAAGCTTATACAAAAAAAGTAGCAGATCAAAAAGGCGAAAATATGTCTTTCACGACCCTGCTAGAAGTCATAAAAGACTCTCAATTTAGTAGAATGCAACACAGAGCGTACGGATTTCAATCTTACTACACGCCTGACAAAAAGACTGGTAAGCTGATCCAAGATGAAAAACAAAGCAAAGAACTTTCCGCCGCTGTTCTTAGGAACTACGGCCTTCCTGGAGCTTTCACGCTTCCTGCTATCGAATTTTACATAGAGACGAGCTTCGCAAGCAGCCAAACGAAATTACCGGTTGACCTTTTAGAGTCTATCGATCTATCTCGCCGCTCTGGCGCTGGTGGCAACTCGACAAAAAACATAAAAAAGATAATGAGAATCCACATTTACGACAAATCGGCGATTCCTCATCAGGCCGCCACGCAGATTCTCTCCACTCCCAATGGATATATCGAGCTAGATTCGGAAGTGTATAGAGCTTTGCAGAATAGAAACAGAGAATCAGCCCTTCAGATCGGCGAAGCCAGCAAAAAAGTAGAAGAAATAAAAGCAGTAATAGAAAAACTGCAAAACAGAATAAATGAATTTAAACAGAAAATAGAAGCAACAGGACAATTAGCTGCAGCAGATGCAAATTTGGAAGTTTTTAGAAAAATAGCTCAACAACTAGAGCTTGGTGATGAAATTATAAATGACGATGAAAAATTGAAAAGCTTATTCAACGCAATCTCTTTTAGAGACTCTGCCGATGCACCACCTTCTTTTGAAAAAGTGAAACGCCAGATCGCAAAATTCGTTCCCACGATCACGATCGGATCCAATGGATCTATGATAGAAAGCTCGAACTACACGACCGGTAACGATGCTTTGCTGAGCACGATCATGATGCTCAGAAATTCTCAAGCCGCTGCCAATCCTGCCCAACCGAACGGATCAGGCGTGGGTGACCTACCGCTACGCATCATCCCAGGTTCTTTGACAGTCAATTCGTTGGGCTGTCCTCTGGTCGAGTACATGCAACAGTTCTTCGTTGACCTAGGCACGGGAACCACCGCGGACAACCTTTACAACGTGACGGGATTGACTCATACTTTTACTCCTGGAAAATTTAGCACGCAGATAAAGTTTACGTTCGCCGATGCCTACGGCCGCTATGAGAGCCCACAATCCTTCATCGACGGTGTGACAGCAGAGCTTAATAGATTCCAAAATGATCTTGAAAAATCTAAAAAAGCTGAAGAAGACAAGATCAAAAAAGCTAGAGGAACCAAATAATAGCGCCTGAGAGATAACAACCACAAGTTCAACAAAATTTAACAAGAGTATAAATTTTGAAATTCGGTGACTTGTGGTTGTAGATTATAATCGTGAGTATCACAATTGACTCTTCCTTGCTTGGAACGTCGGAGCATCTCTGCGTAGATCATGACGGTTTCACTAGAGTGAAAAACGTCGATAAAGAGTCTTGGCATCTTTCAGGAGAGATCAAGCTAGCGTCGAACCGTTGTTGGGACACAGCTCTGAAGTTAGCTGGAAAGTATTCACTTCCAACACCTCCAGAAAAGTACAGGAAGATGATGAGTGTGATCATACCTCCTGGCTCAAAAGTACCGTGGTCATTCGTAATTCCCAAGGCTGAGTACCAATCTTATTTCAAGGGAATGGTTTCTGCTGCTTCTGTTCAAGATGTTGATACGAGCTATTACGAAAACATTTGGGTTCACGGTAACCAGCTATTGAGCTCGCTTCGAGCCGCAAAGGTTGATGGACAGTTGATAGACAAGCTGTCTGCGGAGTCGGTTCATTCTTCTTCCACTGTTTCATCTTTTGCTCCACGAGGAGGTGGGTATGCGCAGCCTGTTGTTTATGATAGATTTGGCACCGTCACAGGACGATTGGTCGTAGAGTCCGGGCCAAACATCCTGTTGCTGAAGAAAGAGCACAGATCAATCCTGCGACCGTCCACACCAGGCGGAGCCATCGTCTCTCTTGATTTTTCAGCTCTTGAGGCACGAATTCTTTTATACGAATCCGGTGGAACATGCGGGGATGAGGATCTCTATGAGTCTATTGCCCGCCGTGTCGGTTCAACCTCCCGTTCCATTGTCAAGGCAGCCGTCTTAGCCGAGCTCTATGGGTCATCAAAAAATGCTTTGGCATTGACGCTAGGGATGTCCCACGAACATTTATCAGAATTTATTCGTAAGGTCGAGGAGGTGATCAACACGAAGAAGCTCCTTGCTTCTCTTAAAAAACAATTTTCCAATGAAGGATGGATCACAAACAAGTACGGCCGGAGAATAGAGGTGTCCCGCCCGCAAGATAACATCTTTGTGAACTACTACGCTCAAAGCACAGGTGTAGACGTGTCACTCTACGGGTTCAATAAGATCTTAAATGAGCTTGGACTTGACGGGATCAGACCTCTATTCGTTCTTCACGACGCGTTGATTCTTGACGTCAGGGAAGATCGATTGAAAAATGTGGAAAGCATGAAGTCAGTGTCTGTCCCAGGATATTCCAGCAAGTTTCCTCTTAAGTTAGAGATGCTTCAAGGTCAATGAACATTCCATCATCGATGCTATAATGTGATTTTTATGAGTTTAAGTCCTGAAGAAATTGCAACCAATTTTGATAAGTTTCGTTCATTGTGCGAGAGATTGGGTGACAGATCGTCTGCTGCTCTTGCTCTGGTCGATCACTTTGGAGAGAGATTGGCACTATGTCCTGCCTCAGGTCGCAAAGATTTTCACTTGGCAATTCCTGGAGGGTTGGTCGATCATTCGTTAAGAGTTCTTTCCAATGCGATGAAGTTGTGTAAGGCATTTGAACACAACATCCCAAAAGATTCTCTCATCATAGGATGTTTATTCCACGATATCGGCAAGCTGGGCGATTTGGAACATGATTATTATGTTCCTCAAGATTCCGATTGGCATAGAGAAAAACTCGGCGAAAACTACAAGCATAACAAGAACATTAAGTACATGACTGTTCCTCACAGAGGCGTGTGGTTGTGTCAACATTTCGGACTACAACTAACTCAAGATGAGTGGTTGTCTATCATGTTGAATGATGGATGGGTTCTTCAAGAGAATAAGGCTTACTGCCTCAAGGAGTCCGATCTTGTTCATGTCGTTCAGACAGCAGACTATATCTCGACAAAGAAAGAAAAAGAATCCGTTGACGAATAGTTAGGGTGTATGAATGATATTTTACGCCGCTATATCGTAGAAGTTATTAAGACAGATTCTATAGTGGACGAAGACGAAGAAAGTCTAGAGTCAGATGTCAACGAATTTAGCGGCGTTGCATCCATTGCAGGTTTCACTGCTCCCTTAGGCATGTCTGGTCAAGACATGCAAGCGCCTGGGGTCAAAGAGAGAAAAAAGAGGAAGAAGTCAACCTGGAAATGACATGAAGCGTCTGATCCTACCCTACCTTTCTTTGTTTGTCCTGGGAGTCCTAGGAGCCCACATAACGAAGAAAGTTCAAAGTGGAATGTGGCCCATATGGGCGACCATAGGTCCGTCTATTCTCAGCGGAATGTTGTGGGGATGGATAGCAAGGAGATCCCAGAGTCTCAGCCTCATGTCAGTTCTATTTGATGTTATTTACACTGCAGCGTTCGTCTTCGGATTTTTTCTCTTGGGTGATCGTCTCACACCTCTTCAGGTTGTAGGATTCATCGTTTCGCTCATCGGCGTTGCGATGATGGCAGCTTAAATCTCCGTTGTAATATTTATGTTGTCGACTAGATCGGCGCGGAAACGGAATGGGAAAGCGGTAAACAACATGGAAAACCTATTTTTGTTCTGCCCAGAACAGGCATCGTGCAAAGATATCTTGACGAATGTTAGTTTGATACAACTCTTTCGTTGCAGGTTAGGTTGACAAATACTCAGATTGATAAGCTCGGTGGCTTATGACACGGTGTCATAACATCGAAATTTGAAGTCGAAAGAGGAAGCGGAATAGGAAAACAAAATGGCAATTGATCTAGAAGCAATTAAGCGTCGTGTTGCAGAGCTCAGTGGTGTGAAGAAGACGTCTTCAGTCCAGATGTGGAAGCCACAAATTGGTGAGTACAAGATTAGGTGTCTTCCTTGGAAGAATGCTCCTGAAGGCCAACCTTTCGCAGAGAGGTGGTTCTACTACATCGGCGAGAACGCAGGTCTTCTCGCGCCAAATCAGTTTGGTAAGCCAGACCCCATCAATGATCTGATCCGTAAGCTATATAGCAGCGGTAAACCTGATGACAGAGTTCTAGCTAAGAAGTTGGCGCCGAAGATGCGTTGTTACGCCCCAGTCATCGTAAGGGGTGAGGAGGATAAGGGCGTGCAGGTCTGGGCATTCGGTAAGATTGTCTACCAACGTATGCTTGGTTTCTTCCTCGACGAGGAGGTGGGAGACATTCTCGATCCGAACCAAGGTTTTGATCTGAAAGTCACGATCTCGAAAGCCCCAGGTAAACAATTCAATGATACCATGGTGGATCCTGCTCGTCGTCCTTCAAAGCTTCATGAGGATCAAAAGACCATGGCAACATGGTTGGAGAACATTCCAAATATTGACGACATGTATCGTCTCAAGTCCACTCAAGAGATTGAGGCGGTTCTTAACAATTGGCTCAATGGTGGAGCCACGGATGATACTCCAACAGAGACGACCAGAGGTCCAGCCACAGCAGATGCTCTTGACGATCTCGTTGCAGAGGTGAAGGCTTCATCTCCTGAGAAACCTAAGAAACCGAAGAAGGCAGATGATGATGCTCCCAAGAAGCAATCTTTAGATGATGCATTCGCCGACCTAATGGGCGACGAGTGATTTGAAGATATCAAGCGCCGGGGATTTTTATATTTCCCCGGCGCTTGAACTATTTAGCATGTTAAAAGGATAATAACTGCATGGCAAAAAGAGAGAAGTCAGAAGAAATCGAGACCGTGACTAAGAAGTCTGAGGTTGATAATATGATGAAAGATCTCATTTCATCTATCAATAAGGAATTTGGTCAACGTATTGCTTATAATTTGTCAGAGATGGATGCTCCCACTGTGGTCAAGCGGTGGATCGATACAGGATCTATTCAACTCAATTACGCGATTCGTAATGCGATGGGTGGTGGATACCCAGAAGGTCGAATCATAGAAATTGCAGGTTTACCTTCATCAGGTAAATCACATCTTGCTTATCATGCAGCGTCTGTGGTTCAACAAATGGGAGGTCTTGTCGTATATATCGATACAGAAAATGCAACTCCTGTCGCAAAACTAGCAGACATGGGTATCGATGTCCGCAAACGGTTTGTTTACTGCGATTCTCATTGTACTGAAGAAGTTTTTTCTATTATTGAATCTACTATCACCAAAGCGAAGCAAGTTCTCGACAAGAACATCCCTATTCTTGTCATTTGGGATTCTGTAGCGGCAACTTCTCCAAAGGCAGAACTGGATGGTGATTACGACCAAAATTCGATCGGTCTTCAGGCCCGCGCGATCTCAAAGGGTATGCGTAAGATCACAGGAGTCATTGGACAGAACAACGTGACTCTTCTCTGCATTAATCAAATTAGAGATGCCATTGGAGTGATGCACGGAGATCCAACTACAACCCCTGGCGGACGTGCTATTCCATTTCACTCTTCAGTTCGAATTCGTTTAGGCAGCGGCAATCAGGTGAAAGACAAGAATGGTAATCCAATTGGCATTCACACGACCGTTACCCTTAAAAAGAATAAAGTAGCTGCTCCTTTCCGTAAGTGCGAATTCGACATCATCTTCGGTAAGGGTATAGTTGAAGACGAATATCTTTTTGACGAAGTTAGATCTCACTGCAAGACAAATGGGCCTGTCAAGCGTGATGGTCTTGAGATCAATATCAGCGGCGAAGGTGCGTGGAAAGAACTGTCTGTAATCAATGCAAAGACAGGCGAAGTCGTGGTAGAGAAAAAATTCTACAAATCTGAGTTCGGAGACATGTTAAAGGACGAGAAATATTCCAGCTATCTTTTAACAGCTATTGATTCTGCTCTTGTGACAACTGGTGGCGAACCTTCTGGCGAAGGCGATGGCGAAGGAGGAATGTCAGATGAGTGATGTATTCTGGATTCGATGTGAAGTAGACAGTGAAGATCTTGTTCCGAAGTATCAAACACAAGGATCGGCAGGTTGCGATCTATATGCTAATGAATACTTGACGATCAAACCCGGCCGAAGGGCGATGGTCGCGACTGGATTAAAAATCGAACTACCTCCTGGTTTCGAGGCACAGGTTAGACCTAGATCAGGTCTCGCGGCAAAATATGGAATTACTGTTCTTAACTCACCAGGAACCGTAGATGAAGACTACAGAGGTGAGATTAAGGTCATACTATTAAACACGGGTGATGAAGAATTTATTGTCAATAAAGGTGATAGGATTGCCCAGTTGGTGTTTTCTAGAGTTTTTCGTGGGATATTTCAAACAGTTGATAGCTTGTCTTCAACGTCTCGTGGTGGTGGTGGTTTCGGTTCAACAGGCAAAACATGAGTTCAGATAGACCCATCTTGATAGTGGATGGTGCAAATCTTTTCATCAGAAGTTGGTCGGCTTTCCCATCTATGTCTTCTCATGGATATCAGATGGGAGGTTGTATCGGCTTTTTGAAAACTTTAAAGAGAATTGTTACAGAAATTCAACCGAGGTTTGTGGTTGTTGCCTGGGAAGGTGGCGGTTCATCTCGACGTAGAAAGATATATCCTGATTACAAGTTAGGACGTCGTCCTGAAAAGCTAAACAGATTTTATGGAGATGACATTCCTGAATCTGAAGAAAACAGAAAGCATCAGATGTTGTCTCTACTTGATATGCTGAAATCAGTTCCAGTGTGTCAAGTCTATGTGCCTGATTGCGAAGGTGATGACATCATAGCTTTTTTGTGCAAAGGATATTTTAGACAAAACGAAAAAATCATAGTTTCATCTGATAAAGACATGTATCAACTTTTGGATGAAAAGACTAGGATTTATTCTCTACACAAAAAGCTAGTTTTGTCAAAAGATGACATATTTGATGAGTTTAGAATAAAAACTCACAACTTTGCGATGGCAAAAGCAATTTGTGGCGATCCTGGAGACAACATCCCTGGAATAAAAGGACTAGGGTTTAAAACTGTGTCAAAAAAGATGCCATTTTTAGGCGGTGACGCTGAAGTCTTGATCGACGAAGTCGTCTCTTTTTGCCACTCTAGAATGCCTGAATCCTCTATTTACAAACGAATTGTAGAGAACGAGAGTGTGATTCGAAGGAATTGGAAGCTGATTTATCTCGACGGTAGCATGTTATCTGCCACACAGATTTCTAAGGTGCAACATGTTATAGATACATTTGCACCGCACACGAATAGGATTGCTTTGATCAAGTCGCTTGTCAAAGAAGGTATCGGCGATTTCAATGTAGAAGATTTCTTTTACGCCTTTAGGTGTATCGATAATGCTCCTTATGCTGGCGGAGAACAAAATGCAGGATAACGAAAATAAAACTGGTTCTAAGTTAACTTTCGGTTCGTATGGTAAGTCTTTTCAAGAGAAAATCATGCAAGCTCTCTTGACAGATTCAAAGTTTGCCGAACAGATGATGGAAGTGTTCGATACGTCTTACTTTGAATTGAAGTATCTACAATTTCTAGCAGATCGATACTTCTCTTATTCTAAGAAATACAAAGTATTTCCGACGTTGCAACTTCTTGTGACGATTATAAGAGAAGATCTGAAAGTAGGTACAGATGTGATCCTTCGAGATCAAATCATTGAATACCTCCAGCGAATGAAGGCAAATCCAGATCCTGGCGATCTACAGTTTGTACGTGAAAAGTCCCTTGACTTTTGCAGGAAACAGGCTCTCAAAGCAGCGCTTGAAAATGCTGTTGATCAAATGGCTGCAGACAAATATGAATCTATCGTTGAGTCCATCAAGAAAGCAGTCCAGGTCGGAACAGCACCCTCTGTCGGCCACGACTTCTTTAATGAGATGGATGCACGATTTACCCGTCTAAAAAGGGACACAATTCCGACAGGTGTTCCTGAGCTAGATAAAAAAGAGATTCTTCAAGGTGGTTCTGGTAAAGGAGAACTGTTATGTGTCGTCGGCGGCAGCGGATCAGGTAAGTCACACTGGCTCACTATGATTGGAGCAAATGCGCTGAAAGCAGGCAAGAACGTTCTTCATTACACTTTTGAGTTGTCTGAAACAGCAGTCGGTATTCGTTACGATTCTAACCTTTGTGACATGGATTCTAATGACGTCATGGATCACAAAGATGAGATTATAGAAAAATATAAGAACATGAATTTAGGTCGACTTTACATTAAAGAATATCCGACCAACACGGCCTCCATCTTCACGATTCGTTCACACATTGAGAGGTTGGATCTAAAAGGATTCAAACCTGATATTATCATCATTGATTATGCTGATATCATGAGGTCAACCCGTCAGTTCGACTCTCTTCGGCATGAACTAAAGCTTGTCTATGAGGAACTACGCGGGTTAGCTATGGAACTTGGCGTACCTATTTGGACGGCTTCACAATCCAATAAAGAAGGTGCCAATAGCGAGATCATTGACATGACTAATATGTCAGAGGCTTATGGTAAGGCAATGATCTGCGACTTCATCATTTCAGTCTCACGCCGGGCCCATGAGAAGGCTTCAGGATGGGGTCGACTCTTTGTCGCTAAGAACAGGGCAGGACGAGATGGTCTAGTTTTCCCCGCGAAGATAAATACTGCCCAAAGCAAGTTTGAGATTACTGGCGCGGCAGACGCGCCGAATGAAGTTGCAGCGACGGATGAAGCAGAACAGAAAAAAGCACTTAGAGCGAAGTGGAAAGAACTAAAGAATGAATTCAGTTCAAACTCATCAAATAAAAATTCTTCTTCATTTGAAACTGTAACATCTTAATAAGTTTGAAGTATAGTTATGCACCTAAATTATGAGTGGAGACAAAACAATGACTTACACGTATAACGAAGCTTATGAAGCATCTTTGGCATATTTTAAGGGGGACGAACTCGCGGCTTCTGTTTTCGTTTCCAAGTATGCGTTACGTGATTCTGAAGGCAATATCTTGGAAAAAACCCCAACGGATATGCATCTTCGTCTCACTCGAGAATTTGCTCGTATTGAAGCGAAATACCCTAATCCGCTGTCTGAAAAAGAAATCTTTTGTCTTTTAGCTGACACAGATCATCTAGACGTGACAAAAAAGTCAACAATGACATTGGAACAACTGGCTGCAGAATCGCGCGGCGTAGGAGCAGTTGTTCCTCAAGGTTCTCCCATGTCAGCGATGGGTAATCCGTATAAGCTTCAATCATTGTCAAATTGTTTTGTCATTGATTCCCCTCAAGACTCTTACGGTGGAATCCTGTTCACTGATCAAGAACAAGCTCAGATCATGAAGAGAAGAGGTGGCGTTGGATTCGACGTCTCAACAATTCGTCCCAAGGGTCTTGCTACAGCAAATGCAGCTGGAACGACTGACGGCATCGGCGTCTTCATGGAGAGATTCTCCAACACATGTCGTGAGGTTGCTCAAGGTGGCCGCCGCGGAGCATTGATGCTTACGATCTCTGTGATGCATCCTGAGGTGGAGACATTCATCAACATCAAACGCGACCTAAAGAAGGTGACTGGTGCCAACATCTCAGTCCGTCTCACCGATGAATTTATGAATGCCGTGAAGGATGATGCAGAATTTACCTTACGATGGCCAGTCGACACATCAGTCAAAGAAGCAAAGGTAACTAAGGTTGTCAAGGCTCGCGAGCTCTGGAATCAAGTCATTGATGCTGCTTGGACTTCAGCTGAACCAGGTCTTCTCTTCTGGGATACCGTAAAGAGAATGACGCCAACTGAGGCTTATGCTTCAAAAGGTTATGCCAACGTTTCTACAAATCCTTGTGCAGAACTTATCCTTAGCCCATATGATTCCTGTCGCCTTCTTTTGATCAATCTAACGAAGTTTGTGAAGGATGCCTACCTTCCTTCCTCCTCATTTGATTTTGATAAATTCAAGAAGGTATCGGCAAAGGCACAAAAGTTGATGGACGATCTTGTCGATCTAGAGATTGAAGCCGTTGATTCTATTCTGAAGAAGATTCAATCTGATCCTGAGTCAGATAATGTAAAACGTCAAGAAATTGAGTTATGGCTTAAGATCAAGAAAGCTGCGAGTGGAGCCCGTCGCACCGGTCTTGGAATTACAGGTATTGGAGATGCTTTAGCTGCAATTGGTGTGACCTATGGTTCACAAGAGTCAGTAGAAAAAACTGAGGAAATTTACCAAACCTTAGCTCTTTCAGCGTATAGATCTTCCGTCGATATGGCAAGAGACAGAGGTCCTTTCCCTGTCTATGATTGGTCTTTGGAAACCAAGAGCCAATTTTTACAAAAAGTTATGGAAGCAGATGAATCATTGTTTACTGATTGGAAGAAGTATGGTCGCCGCAACATAGCATTGACGACGACGGCGCCTGCAGGTTCTGTTTCATGCCTTACTCAGACGACAAGCGGTATTGAACCTGCATATCTTCTTTCTTACACACGTCGAAAGAAGATTAATCCAAACGACACATCATCTAGGGTAGATTTTATTGATCAACTCGGCGATAAGTGGCAAGAATATAAGGTCTACCATCATGGCTTCAAAAAGTGGATGGATGCCACAGACAAAACAGACGAACAAATTGAAGAGTCGCCCTACTGGAAGGCAACAAGTAATGATGTTGATTGGACTATGTCTGTCAAACTTCAAGCCGCTGCTCAAAAATGGGTTTGTCATGCTATCTCCAAAACGTGTAACCTTCCCAATGACGTAACTCGTGAGGTTGTTGCCGATGTGTACATGGCTGCGTGGGAGGCAGGTTGCAAAGGTTTCACAGTATACCGCGATGGTTGCAGAACTGGTGTACTCGTCCAGGATCCTCCGAAAGAGACAAAAAAAGTTGAGCCTGATAGCCAACCAGATACCATGATAGAAAATCACGCACCAAAACGTCCTAAGGAATTACCCTGCGATATTCATAGAATTAACGTAAAGGGATCTGAAGGTCAAGAATCATACCTGGTGTTGGTCGGTAGGCTTGAAGGTAAGCCTTATGAGATCTTCTGCGGGTTATCACACCACGTTGAAGTCCCGAAAAAAGCAAAAACAGGAATTCTCATCAAGAATGGTAAGAAGGACGGCGTCGCAACATACAACTTGCAGATTCCAGTTGGAGATGATGATTCTTTGATCTTTAAAGACATCGTTGAGTTATTTTCAAATCCGAATCATGGGGCATTCACAAGATCGCTTTCTCTTGCTTTACGCCACGGTGTACCAGTCCAATATGTCGTTGAACAGTTGCAAAAGGACAAATATAGCGATATGCAGTCTTTTTCCAGGGTTTTAGCTCGTGTTTTAAAGGGGTACATTCCTGACGGAGCCAAAGCTACTTCTTCAGACAAGACATGCACACAATGTTCATCTGATGCTCTAGTCTATAAAGAAGGATGCGTGACATGTTCGTCTTGCGGCTGGAGCAAATGTTGAGATTAAGCCTATGAAATTAAATGTTAAAGATCTTAGAAAGATAGTCAAAGAAGAATATTCAAGAGCTATTCCTGAATTTGTTGTCAGACAAACCGTCGAATCTTGTGTGGAAGATTTGAAACGAGCGATGGTCAATCACATTAACTCTAAGTCTAACTCTCAGCAGAGTAGACAGAAAATGATCGCAAGAATGAACTTAAATCTTGAAGAGCTAGAAAAAGATTTAAAAGAGCTAATTGACGAAAAAATTTCAAAATTCTTTTCTGAGATCTAATATGCCTGCAAATGAAAATAAAGTAGAGTTATTGGGGATATACGGATCAGATGAATCCCATGCGTTATCTGCGTGGACGTCTACCTCTCGTGAGCTGAACGAAGAAAAGAAAAACAGAATACCTCATCTTCTCAAGATGCTAGCTGATAATGAGCATCATTCTGTTTTTGAGAAATCAAGCTTACATTTTCTCGTCACGTCGGACATAGCATCTCACGTGCATTTACTGAAACATCGTATAGGCGTTTCTATAAATGCAGAATCTGCCAGATATAAGGAGTTGAAAGACGACAAGTATCACGTTCCAGTTGATTGGGACGGCGAAGAAATAGTCGCTTACACCGAACACATGGAAGATTCAATAAGAAAATATCATGAAACTCTTGAACGTCTCGTAAAAAAAGGAATGTCGAGAAAACGTGCGAAAGAATCAGCTAGGTTGTACCTTCCATATGGTAATCAAATTACTGCTGATGTGATGTTCAATTTCAGAAGCTTCTATCACTTTCTTCACCTCCGCTACTCTGAACATGCTCAACTAGAAATAAGGAATATTGCAAAACGGATGTTGGAACTTGTTGTAAGCTCTAATGCGTTTCCTGCAACTCTTGAGGCGTTTGGTCTCATCGTTAACAATGAGATTAGAAAGCCATTTTCATGAGTAAAAATGCAAATCTACCGTTTCATTTCTACGTGAATGTAGATAATAAATTTTTAGGACCACAGATGCCACTTGGATTTACCAAGGGTATTTGGCATGCTGTTTATAGCAGAGAGTATCAGACTTTACTATGTCACGTTTTTCTAGAGTCTGGTGCTCATTGGAGTGGTCTTCCACTTCACGCCATGTCTACGAAAGAAGATTGGACTTTTACGAGAGAGCAATTGATGCCATGGACTTCTATGGGAGATCACATAGAAGCTTTTCATTCAAAATATCTTGAAGGTCTTGAATGCGAAGTTTTTAAACCATTCGTGTCAAATGGTCGTCATACAGGCGTAATAATTGATTGGGAAGATGGATATTCTAGATATCCATCTGAACATAAACCTTTGAGTTTGATAGAATTACAAAACGGCCAGTTTTCATTGCTTCCAAATAACTTTTTATTATTCAAAGATAAACACTTTACTGAGATTTCAGCTCAAGAAAATTTGAAGTTATATCGCCGTGGCGAAACCGTGTATTGGGAAAAGTAATGTCTAAAATAATAGTGATTGAAGGTCCTGATAGAGTTGGAAAAGCGACTCAAACCAATTTTCTTGCAAATTTTTTATCGTGGAGAGGATTTAAAGTTTTAACGATTGAAGTCCCAATTCGCACGAATCTAGTTTATCACATCATTTATTGGATGCTGAAGAATGGATTGGCAAAAAAATTTCCGAAATGTTTTCAATGGTTGCAATACTTTAACAGACAATTGTTCCAATGGTTTACGTTAAAGAAATTAGAAAAAGAGTATGATTATATTATCATGGATCGCTGGAGTTTATCAACTGTCGTATACGGTAAAGCTACAGGAGTTCCAACAAATTTTACTGAGAAATTACATTCTAGATTAAGAACACCTGAATTTACTTTTTTGTTGCTAGGGCCTTCTCATAAACACTCCGCTGAAGACGTATACGAGTCAGACACTGCTCTTCAAGAAAGTGTAAGAAAAATTTATCTAGAATGGTCTAAACAACATCCTCATTCTTGTAAAGTAATTGATTGTACTCAACCTAGAGAAATTATTGCTGAAGAAATTAGAACAAAACTGAATGAACTAAATCTTTGACGGATGATGTACTTCTAAAGAAGTTGATTTAAATTTGCTTTGAGAGGTGATATATGAGCTACAAAATTTCAGATTCAGTTGCTATGAGAATGATCCAAATATTTCAAGAAGCTCTCTTGCTAGGAGTAGATGGAGCAGATCTAATGCGCCAAGTTAGACTAGTCGTCGATTCTACTAATCCTGATACCGTCACGCTAGATCCGCAGTACGAATCTCAAGTTGCTGAAATGCACCAAAAATACCTTAACGAAGCAGAAAAAATCAAAGCAAAACAATCGACGGATGGAGAGGCTTTGGTTTTTGAAAGCTGACATAGGATTTTGGATTTCTATAATCATCGCAATATTCGTTGTGGGTTTTAAATTTTTAGCTGTTGATAATGATGGAGAAGGAAATGGTTGATAGATTTTTTGACATGTGGCAACAACAGCAACAGTTTATGGATCTACTGAAAGAAAAAAGAGATTTCCCCAGTTATCCAGTCAATGCCAACACGAAATCAGGACAAAAAATCTTAAAAAACATTACCCATGAATGCATGCATGAGTTGTTTGAGGCAAACCTTCTTTTAAAGAATTCCAAAGACCATCGTATAACCGATCTAAAAGAATTTGATAGAGAAAGTTATGTTGAAGAACTTTGCGATGCATTGCATTACTTTTTTGAAATAGCTATATTAAGCGGAATTTCACCTGATGAGCTTTACGATTCTTATATGAAAAAAGGCAAAATAAACGTAGAAAGAGTAGAAAAAGGATATTAAAAATAAAAAAGCCTTTTCAACTTAAAAGCAGTGTTTATCATAACACCAACAACGGCATAGCATAAAGCCGTTTCGACAAGGAGAATAATCATGTTGACTTGGTACTATGATACACCCCGCAGCTATCGTCTTGATCTATTCGATATTTTCGATGATTTTGCAAAAAAACCCAAATCAAAAGATCATGTTGATGAATCTGGTATTAAAATAGAAATGCCAGGAGTTACTTCTGCTGACCTAGAAGTGACAGTAGAAGGAAAGATACTAAAGGTCAAAGGAAAATCTAGACACGGAAAAGAATATTCTTATTCTTACTCGTTAAATTCAACAGTTGATGAATCCAAAATAACAGCTTCTTTAAAGGACGGATTGTTAGAATTGACGCTTCCAAAGCGTCAAGATAATTCAGCTAGAAAAATCCAAGTAGAATCTTAGATCAATTTGTAACAGACATGCAGCCAGAAAAGAATATTTTCTGGCTGCATTTTTTTTAGACAATTTGATATTAAATAATTAATTACTAGTAGCACACAAGGAAATTTATGAAACTTACAAAAAACCAGCTTCAGAACATCATTAAAGAAGAATATCTGAGAATCACGCCTGTAAAAAAAGGCGAAATAATGTCGGAAGCTCGTGCAAATTATCTAGCTGAGCAAGTTTTAGAAGAAGGTCTTTGGGACTCTATCAAGGCTGGCTGGGCAGCCTTTAAAGGAGCAGCAGCAGGTGGTGGATCAAAGCTGGGAGATGATGCAGCCAAGCTACTAGGTCCAGTCATTCAACAAGTTCAAGCTGTTACTCAAGCCGCCGCAAAGGCATCAGCTGATGTTCAAAGTTTCATTGGGTCTATCAAAGATGCAGCTGTGAAGAAAGCAGTAGAAGAAGCTAGAAAATCTTTTGAAGATTCTTTAAAAGGATCCATCAGTTCTGCTCTTTCAGATGGCATCAAAAATCTTCAGTCTGCAGGTATGTCAGAAGAAGAGGCAAAAACCCTTGCATCAACAATCCTATCAGCAGAGTTAGCTAATCTTGCTGGTAAGGGCGGTAAGTGATTATTTAACTTTTTTAATTAACTCTCTTGAAGGCCATCGTTCAGATGGCCTTTAATTTATCAAAACAATGAATTAATCATGAATCGAATAGAAGAAAAAGAAGTTAATCCGAACTATCTTAAAGGTTTGTCAAGTTCTGATGCCGCCACACGTAAAAAAGAAATTGAACGTGGTTCAGAGACAGACTCTGATGATCCTTCTGCCTATAAAGATTCTAGATTTAAAACAGATTTTACGCCAAGTGGCGAGCGTAAAAAGACGAAAAAATCTACGCATACTAAAAAATTCGAAAAGATGTTTGGAGAAGGTTGGGAAGATCTTGAAGCGTTATTAGAAGAAGATTCGACGGAAGCAGATGTCGATTTAGATCTTATTAGAGAATTTGTCGAAGAAGTTTTGAATGAAAAGAAATCTAACGTCACAAAAGCCTTAAAAAATAAGGCGGAAAAAACAGGAGCACCTGTGAGCGCCCTTAGAGCCATTTACAATAAAGGGTTAGCTGCATGGAGAACAGGTCACAGACCAGGAGCATCTGCGCATCAGTGGGCTATGGCAAGAGTAAATTCTGTTTTAACAGGTGGTCCCGCTAGAAAAGTTGACGATACGCAATGGCAACAAATAAAAAAGCATAGAGGAAAAAAGAAAAAATCTAAAAAGAAAAAGTCTTAATTTCTTTAATTGAATTTTTCTTAAACTGTATTGTATAATCTATTGCATGTCACCTGAAAAAGATCTATTACTTCGTCAAAGATATCCTAAGATTTTTAAGTCTTCGATACACAATGATGAACCCTTAAGCATGTGGGGTTTTGAATGCGATGATGGATGGTTTGAGTTGATTGATACGCTTTGCAACAAGATTCAATCTCACGTTGATTGGCGATCGAAGAACATTCAAGACGTAGAAGAGCTTGAAAATCTTCAGGTCATTGCAGAACAAATCAAAGAAAAGTTTGGCGGACTTCGTTTTTACGTCGCAGGGGGGGACGATATCACTGAGGCCTTTATTTCTTTCGCTGAGACAATGTCATACAAAATTTGTGAGACATGTGGTCAACCTGGAAAGCAACAAGACGACAGAGGCTGGATACATACTGCCTGCGATCCATGCTTTGAGAAGAGAGCACGGAGAACAACAACATGAAGAAAGTTGAGTTTAAAGATGGACTTGCTATTAATGGCGATTCTACTTCAAGAGATACACTTGAAGAAGTTAAAGCGTGGCTAGGCGAAGCCGGAGGTGTACCTTTGATCGCCACCGATCCTCCGTATGGCAACATTGTCATGCAACACTGGGATCGAACAAAACTTACCGATGATCAATATGCCGATTACATGATCCAATGGACCAGGCTGTGGTCAGAGGCATTACTTCAAGGAGGAGCATTCTATGTCTGGGGAGGTATTGGACTTCCTGATTTCCGTCCTTTCATCAAGTATCTCACGAGAGTTGAAGACGATAATTTTAAGATGGCCAATCTCATTACCTGGTCAAAGAAGCGGGCATATGGAGTCCAAAACAACTATCTCTTTACGCGTGAAGAACTCGCCTACTTCATCAAAGGCAATCCAAAGAAACCACTGAAGTTCAACATTCCCCTCCTTGATACGAAGAGAGGTTACGCCGGTTATAACGAAAAATACCCGGCCAAGAGTGAGTTCTACCGTCGCACGAATGTTTGGATGGACGTAAATGAGATATTTAAAGGTAAGCTTCATCCAACGCAAAAAGCAGAACGAGTAGTAGAGATTCCAATAGAGGTACACACAGATCCAGACGATATCGTTATAGATCCATTTGCAGGTAGCGGCGCCACTGCTTTTGCTGCAAGAAAGCTTGGCAGAAAATTTATTGTCGTAGAAAAAGATGAAGAAATTTTTGAAAAAATGATTCAACGTCTTTGATTGAATAAAAAGTTATTATAAAAGGCAAATTTATGAAATTAGCGTGGGCAACTGATATTCATTTGGATTGCGTAAACGATGCTTCAGAAAAATTAAAGTTGCTCGCCGCAAATTCTAACGATTGCGATTCATATATCATAACAGGAGACATCACTATTTCTCCATTATTAATTCAGCATCTTGAATTGATAGAAAGCACACTACAAAAACCCTTTTATTTTGTGCTTGGAAACCATGATTATTATTTTTCGGATATTATTTCGACACGTTGTAAGGTCGCCCAGGTATGTAATTCGTTGTCTTTCGCACGATACCTCGCAACGGTTTCTTACATCAGAATAAAAAAAGATGTCGCGCTAGTAGGACATGATGGATGGTATGATGCCTTGAACGGCAATTATAACAACAACGAAATTTTGATGAATGATTGGATCAGAATTTCCGATTTTTCATCAGCGATAAGATCCTCCTTAAATTCTCAAGTCATTAACAAAGAAGTCATAATTCGAACAGCAAGAGCTATTTGTCAGGCTTCTGTGAATCATGTCGCGAATGGAATTAAATCAGCTATTCGTGATAAAAACTCGTGCATAATCGTAGCAACCCATGTTCCTCCATTCAAAGAATCTTATAATAGCGAAAAGTATAATAGCATAAATTTCTCATCAGTTTTACCTTGGTATACATCTAAAACCATGGGAGATATGTTGATGCAAGCCGCTAAGACGTATCCTCATGTAAAGTTTATTGTCCTATCTGGACATGCTCATAGTCATTACGATGAGGATCTTCTTAATAATTTAAACGTTCGAGTAGGAAAATCTGCATATGGATCGCCACAGATTGCGGGGTACGTCGATATTTAAAATTCAGAGAGGTTCATACATGAAGAGAGCACTTCTCTTGAATTTTAACGGTGAACCATTACAATTCATAGATGGACCAAGAGCCATCAAGCTTATGTTAAAAGGAAGAGCCGAGGTCGCTTCTGGAATGACAGGAGAACCTTGCTTTTGGGATGAAACCATTGCTACTACTTCGTCCAAGTTCAGATTACCAGCTGTACTTAGGTTGAAGTATTATGTCAATAAAAGAACTTATAAGAAACCTCCTAGATTTCAAAAGAAAGTTTTATTTAACAGAGATGCTTGGAAATGTCAGTATTGCGGAATAGAATTGAATTATTCTGCCATCACGGTCGACCATATTTTCCCTGCATCTCGAGGCGGAAAAACAACATGGAAAAATTGTGTAGCTGCCTGCAAGCTGTGTAACAACAGTAAAGGCAATAAAACGCCTGAAGAAGCAGGTATGAGGTTATTAAAACAGCCACACGAGCCATCCACATTGCATTATTGGGATTTGAATAAAACGTCTACGTGGTATGACGATTGGAATTTGTTCGTAATAACATAAATTTTTGCTTCTCCTGTCGTTTCGTGTAGTAATATAACAATTACGTAATAGTTATGACAGGAGCTTTGTATTCATGCGTCTAAGAATAACAGACCTACAAAAAATTGTCGAGCAGACAATTCAAGAAAAGCAAGCAATTGATAGTTTTTGTGAGGAAATAAAGAAAGCATTCGGTCCGACAGTTGTCGTGTCCAACACTTTAGAATCGCTTGTAGAACAAGCGAATTATCGTCTAGATGTTCTAGAAAGAACAGGACGAGAGTCGTACGTGTCATTTTCTTCAAAGATTGCATTGCAACTTTCTTCGCACAAAGATCCAGAAGTGAGACGTTTAGTCGTCAGGTTGCTTCCTGAGCATGCTGCCGTTAGCTTCATTAATGACAAAGATTCTAAAGTCCGCGTCACAGCAGCAAAAAAGTCTCCTTTAAAGTTAGTAGAAAACATGGCGAAGCTTCATAAGAATGATGATTCGTTACAAGATGTGTTGTTTCAAAAGCGTCTCGTAGAAGAAAAATCAGCTCTTGACCTTGCCAAACAAGGCCCTAAAGACGAAGATGAATTCTTAAGCGATTGGTGGTATGAAAAAACAGCTCGTCAATTGATCCAAGATTATGGAAGAACATTGGATACGACGTGGGTACCAACCGCAGTAAATCAGGTTTGTTCCAACAGATCATTCAACAGATATAACGTTGATCCTTATAAGTTGATGAAAGTTGTCGTAAAGATTATTGCAGATCGTGATTCAGAAAAATTTGATAGGTTAGAGAATGCTCAAGTCTTCATAAAAGAATCTGCAAATATAGAGAGAATAGATCATGATGAAGCTGCGGATTTAGTATCTGAATTGTTGGAGTCTAAACTTTCTCAGAGTGAGTATTTGCAACGAGCAGATGTCATATTTGGAATCAAATACTCTTCAATTCCTCCTGGCATAAAGAAGTATGCTTTAGGTGAAAGCAAGAAAGAGAATGTTGAAGTTCCAATCGTAGGTTCTTTACCACACTTGCTTTCTCCTCGTTTCGTAGACGAGAAAGCTTTAGACACTTACGTTAACTATTGGAATTCTCGTCAATCCTTGAAAGGTGAGCCTTACAAGCTGTCGTGGGCTTCTCACGTTAGTTCTCAAAACAAAATTAATTTTCATTTGGAGTTGAAGTAATGAAAAAGAAAATGTCGGAATCGATGGAAGTAATTTTGACTGTTGAACCTAACTTGAGCATTGTAACAGAAAATATGCTTGCTGAGTGGGGAGGAATACCTTATTCGCAGTTATCTGTTGTGCTGGTTCATTTAAAGTTCCTAGCAGAGATTCATCAGAATCATCACTGGACGTGCATGAGCGATCCTTTTTACGGAGATCATTTACTTTTTTCTCGTATTTATGACGCCACAAAATGCGAAATTGATTCAGTCGCAGAAAAATCTATTGGAATGGGTTCTGTTGCAAACGTAGACATACATTTGATGACTTCACAATTGTTGAAGCTTGTTTCTGGATATGGGATGACGTCTACTATACCTCAACCTTCTGATTTAGCTCGTAGATCTTTGCTCGCTGAAATGAATTTTTTGAAAGTGATTGATCACATGATGGTTTCTTTAGACGAATGTGGAATGTTATCCAACGGCATAGACAATATGTTGCAGGGGATTGCTGACGTTCATGAAGGCCATGTGTATCTCTTAAAGCAAAGATGCACTAAAGGTATGTATTGAGGGATAAAAAAATGAAATTAACTGCGACAAAATTAAGACAGATTATCAGGGAAGAAGTCAGTCTAGCAAAAACTGACGATTCTACTCGTTTTTTACATGGATCTGATTCAGGTCATCCAATGGATGATGAAGGATACATGGTAAAATCGCAAATGGCTTCCTTAAAAGAAATGGCAACAGAAGTTTGTGATCTTCTTAATGATGAAGATCAATTACCAGGATGGGTTCAAAGTCACGTCGCAGTTGCTCATGAAAATCTTCAGCAGGTTCATGGATATTTGACCGGTGATGAGAAGATGAGAGGACAAGAACAACCTCAAAGCATGATGCCACTAGTTCCAGAAAATTTCAAACGCTTCAGCACTCTCGTTGAAGGGCATAATAGAATCACGACGCAAGAGATTGAAGAGTGGAAAAAAGGAAATTGGGGATTTGTCGACGAAGATCTTAATGAATCTTCAAAAGACGACGAAGATTACTGACGTTATCATAATTTTTGATAAATTTACTTGCTCTTTGTGTATAGTCAAAATATATGCAAAGAGCAGTTTGTTTTGATGACGTTCTTTTGGTTCCTCAGTTATCAGATATCGAGAGTAGATCGTGCGTGGATCTTTCCGTAACTGGATTTGAAACTCCTTTCGCAAAATTGTCCGACAAGCACACACATTTAAAATGTCCTATTGTCGGTTCTCCCATGGATACCGTGATGGGTCCTCAATCTGCTGCAGCTATTGCTCACGTTGGAGGATTTGGGATCTTACATCGTTATTGTTCAATTGAAGATTCTAAACAGATGTTCATTGAAACAATTAAGTTAATTTCGGATGAACTTGATGAAACGTCTCAACATTTGTCTCAAAATGTAATGGTCGCCATTGGAGCAACGAACGATTATTTTGAGAGAGCTACTGAACTTTACAACGCTGGTTGCAGAGCTTTTTGTATTGACGTAGCTCATGGTCATCACGTAAACGTAAAAAATGCTTTAAACAAATTAAGAAGCAAGTTTGGAAAAAAGATCCATGTTATGACAGGGAATGTCGCAACGTTGGAAGCCTTTAATGATCTTGCTGACTGGGGTTCTGATTCCATCAGAACAGGAGTCGGAGGCGGATCTATGTGTACAACTCGAATTCGTACAGGTCATGGCGTTCCAACATTACAATCGATCATCGATTGTGCAAAATCCGATAGAGATGTTTACATCGTTGCAGATGGTGGAATTAGAAACAGTGGTGACGCTGTCAAAGCCCTCGCCGCTGGTGCTGACATGATTATGCTGGGATCTATCCTTGCTGGCCATGATGAATCTCCTGGAACCGTCGTATTGAAAGATCATCAACGTTTTAAGAAGTTTCGTGGAATGGCTTCCAGAGAAGCGCAACTTGAATGGCGTGGAAAAGTGTCAGTTGCTGAAGGAGAATCTACTTTAGTTCCTTACAAAGGTGCTTTGAGCGATACTCTCGTTGATCTCTTGGAGGGAATTCGCTCAGGTTTATCTTATTCAGGAGCAAGAAATATTAGAGAATTTCGTGCGAAGTCCAAATTCATAGGGGTATCCACTAACGGAGTTTTAGAAAATGGACCTCACGGAAAAAAGCACTGATCAGATTATTTTTCTCCAGGCCATTTTCCAGTGGCCTTATGCATCATCCATGCAGCTGCCGCCGCGGGATCTTCTGCCCATCCTGAAACTTTTTTCATTTTTTGAGCAAAGCTTTTTGTTCCTTTAAGAATTTTTTTTGCTGTCTTTTTTGAAGGACCTTTTTTCTTCTTAGCTTCATTTACAGTCCCACAAGAGCAGCCGCCTGTCGGTTGTAGATTCATCATTCCACACGCCGGACAAACGTTGCTATCTTGGCAAGTACATTGATCGACTGGCATCCTACAAGCTCCACAAATCTCTGAAGAGGGTTCTTCATGTGAGCTGCATCCACAGCTGCCCATTGAGTCAACTTCAACAGGCATCATCCCACATTCTGAACATGAATCTATCTCATTCCTAACACCTACTGCAGGTTCTCCCGCGTAAGATCCGATAGGTTCCCCAAATGTCTCTACCAAATTTTTGTTCTTCATGTGCTTAAATATGCGGCTACATGAGATCATAATTTGCAAAAGAAATTTTGTGGTGCAAAACAGTTTGCTGTAAAGATATAGTGTTGCTATGTCAAACAGCAAGAAGG